AACGTCTAAGAATGTCGATTGAATTAATAATTGAGTCCTTGCCCTTTGCCGTTGGTTTGATGTTGAATCCCATTCGATAAACTTCCTCAATACTTTTAGGCTCGGCACTATCAGCAAAGATTTCATCTCTTTTATTTATTCCTAATTCAGATATTTTCTTGGCTATGTCCTGATTAGTTAAACCTCTTTCGTAAAGTTTCTCAACAAGGTAAAGTTCATTGTCACGTCTGTAAACTGAAACTAATGCGGTCGGGTCATTGGTAAAACCCCAATCCAATCCATGCCCGATAAACTTAGCATTCTCAGGAACTACCAAACAATTAACCCAATTGTTAAAGACTAATCCAACTAACTGCCCACGTTCACCTAATCCGAATATCTTCCAATACTCAGGGTCTGCATCTTTAAGACTTTCGATTTCTCTTTTAAGTGCATCAGGTAGGTGAGGATTATCTTTGTAGGTAGTTATTAAAGTTGAGCAATCTTCTCGGGTCAACACATAATCATAAATCCAATGTTCGAAGTCTGAAGGGTTATAGTCTATTATAACCTTGCCTGATGTTCTTAAAAGTAATTGACGCCAATCTTCTAACTCCAACTCATTAGCTTCATTGATAAACAATATGTCACGCTTACGACCTCTTACTTTGTCTGCTACGTCTAAACTAAAAAATTCTACTATGTTCTTATTCAGATAGTAGATGTTTTCGGTTTTATTATGTAGGGCTTCATTGTACTGCCCGATTGATTTTAATATGTCTATAAAGTCACGCATTGCAGACATCTTAAGAGCGGGCAATGTTTTCCTAACTATCGATATAGTCATGCCCTCATAAGTCATACATTGACGTATCAACCACTGAAGGGCTGAATACGTTTTTCCTGAGCGTGTACTCAACCCCCTTGCAGGGCAACTATTCGGGAGTTACCTTCTGCAAGGGATTTCTGTAAGTGTATAAAGTTAGGATTGAATAAGGTCATTATTTATGTGAATGGTGGTTAGTTTAATTAAAACCCGCCTTTTTTGCTATTCAGATTTATTTGAGTTGCTGTTTTCAATAGGAGCGGTTAACCAATCAGGTAATTTATTAACGTTGATTGTTTGGTCAGATTGAGTCTTAGTTGATGCAATTCTATGGTACTCCTCCTCTGTTCCAATCAGTTTGTAAAGTGCCATTTGTGTTAAAGGGTTGTTTCCGTTATACCATTTATTCCTCAATCCGTTCTTTACTTCAATCTTGTTTTTGTCAAGTAGTTCTTTTATATTGTCCAATTCATCCGATTTGTCAGGGAAAAATTCCCAAAAAGTTGAACGACTGCAAGGCAAAAGTGTAACCACATCCTCAATAAAAAAAAGTTTCTTCTTCTCTATTAGGTCGAGTGCTTGGTTGTATATTTTTATTCTATCGTATGCCATTATCCTATATATTTAAAACTAATTGTTATTCTGTTTGAACTTGTGCTACCCTTTTTATGTTTGTTTTGTATTTTACCGCTTCCGCTACTTGTTCTTCCAATTCTTGTTATAACCCATTTTTTGTCATTTTTTCTTGAATTAATAAAAGCAGGGTTTGAACTTGTAGAAATAAAACCTTTGTTATTGTTTTTTAATATTTCAGCTATGTTATTACTTAATAAATGACCTAAACCTATACCTTGATAATCAGGTAACACAACTGTTCTATGTTCTTTCCAATGATTTTTTAATTTTGGGTGAGGAAATGGTAAAACAGAACAAAACCCAAATATGTTATCATTTATTGTTGCAATAAATACCCTTGCAGCATTATTATGTGAATGACTTAAATAATGATATTTACTAAACACTGCCCAATATTTTGTTTTTTCTTTTGTTTCGTATATTCTAAATTCCATGTTTGGTCTATTTTTTTTTTGCCCTTCATTTTTGTGAAGGGTCATTGTATCAGTATTAAATATCCAATCAGGTAACAACCAATCTTCTACATCGTGATGACAAGTTATTGCTATAAACTTTTTATTTGTTTTCCTTATTGCTTTTTGCATTGCATAACTTCCAATTTTTGCAACTTGTCTATCCACTACACTTGTAAACTCATCAAAAGCAAAACAATTATTATCTTGCAATATTGCGTTAGCTAAATCTACCCTCATTTTTTCTCCATTACTTAAAACACAATATGGTTTTAACCAACTTGGTGGACTTGAAAAACCAACTGAATTAAATGTTTTACAAATATCTTCAACTGATTTGTCTTTTGGCATATCATCTAAGATACTTTCACTTTTGTATTCAAATTTATCTATTAATACATTTCCAAATAATTCTTTTGCTATTGTTGATTTACCTGTTCCTGACCTGCCAACAATTAAACCTATTGACCAATTATCATCAATATCAATATTACCTTTAAAATGTTCTTGTATTTTATTAGTTGATAAATCAAATGTACCTTTAACACTTTCAATTCTAAATGTGCTTTTAGGTTCGTGTGTTTTTATAATGTCAAAAGTCGGCATTCATAACTCCTTTCTATTAATTCGTTGTATAATAATTCTTGCGATTTTTCATCTTTTAATATAACTTCAATTCTAAAATTGGTTTCTATATCATTACTTAAATCTTCTTGTTCTTCTGTTTCTAAATTAATCGGCACATCTAATCCCCATTCTTCTAACTGCTCAACCTCCCATTCATTTGCTAACATATCCCAATCCCATTCGCCACCGCTTACGTTGTCCTTTATTAGAAATTCTCTTTGCTGTTCCTCTGTTAGATTGTCTGCTATGATAATAGGCACTTCTTTTATTCCAACCTCTTTGCAGGCTTTTAATCGCATGTTTCCACCCAATACAATCATATCTTCATTGACTACTATTGGTCTTATGTCTAACATCTCAGGGAACTCCTTAATTGAGTTGCAAAGTTTCTTAAACTTATCGTCTTTTATTAGTCTTGGATTATTTGGATTTAATTTAATAGATTTTATATCAACATGCTTAACCTGCATTTATTACCTCCTTGTATAATTCTAATCTTAATTCGTTTACCTTTTCTATGTTGTGATTCTCTTTGACCTCATTGTAAAGGTTTTCAGATAGTTCACTTCTTAACTCGGGCAAAGTTATTAATTTTTTCATTTGTTTGAACCATTCTTTTTTATTTGCCGTCAGACAGTTCTTTTTATTCTTAGCTATGTTAGTGTAAGGATATTCATCTGAAACGATTACAGATACCTTTTTTGCACCCATTTCAAGCATTTTCAATTCAGACTTGCATCTATTGAAGGGTGTATCTTTTAAAGGTATTAAACCAATGTCAAACATATCGTAAGCACTCGCATAGGTGAAGGCATCCATTCCGTTTATCCTGCAATATTGTTCTTGACTTATTCGGTAACCACTCGTGAAAATGTTTTCGTACTCTTTCCACATTGCATCGCCTTCAATAAATCCGCTCAAGATTAGTCTGTACTTATTTTGAGTATCAGGGTCTGACTTTAGTTGTAGGAATGATTCTGCAAGTAGTACTAAATCGTGGTGATGTGTTACTGAACCTGACCAACCTATTTGAATGTGGTCGGTTTTCATTCGCTTTACTTTTAGGTCAGGTTTGAATTGGTCCTGATTAAAGTCGATTGCATTTGGAATAACGTGAACATTCTTATTCAATGGACTCACCATATTTGCAAGGTGGTTTGTAGTCACCATTACTGCATTTGCTTGTTGTAAGTTGTAGGTAATCTGTTGAGCGGTCTTTTTGTTAACCCAATCTTTTTTAAGTGGGTGATTATGTGGCAACACCCATGTATCATCCCTATCAATTATAACAGGGATTCCGATTCGTTTAATTTGTTTCCAGAGTATTTCTTGAAAACCCATTTTTGATACAACCGAACTTGAAATGATTAAATCGAATTGATGAAAGAATGAATCGGGCAAATGGTCAATGATGTGAGCAGTTGTTATCTCGACTTCCTCAGATTCGTTTAGCTTTCCATGTGGAATTAAAAGACGGTGATATTCAACCCCGCTTATTTTCTTGTCACAAACTTGAAGTATTTTCATTTTTCAAAAACTATTTGTTCATGCCCTAATTTCCATTGTGAATATTCAACTAACAATAAACCACACCGCCCTGCCATTGTTATAACGTGGTCAAGCGAATAAATCCAAATATGTTCAGTTTCGTGGAATTGCTTTTCATCCATTACATCAGGTTCAAACATTATCGGGGCTTGAATAATTAGCCTCCCACCTTCGCAAAGTAATCGGTGGCACTCTTTTAAAAATGCCATGCCGTCTTCAACGTGTTCGAATACGTCTAAGGCTATAATGTTTGAGAAGATACCGCTTTCAAAGTCCTTTGATACTTCGGGGAATAAACCAAAATACAATTCAGTTGATTGGCAAAGACTTTGAATATCCTGTTTATATCTTTCGTCAACCTCTATGCCATGTGTTTCGTAATTTGCGGACAAATCACCCATAAGTATTCCAGGTGCGCAGGCAATTTCTAAAACTCTTTTAGGTTCAATGTCTGTAATCCATTTCTTCACAAGTTCATTCTTTTCAGTCACATTAAAGACTTGTTCGTGAATAGTTGAATGGTTTTGCTTTGCTGACCAATATTCATCTAAGTAAATATCTTCAGGCTTTTTAAAGTAGTTTGACTTGTAACTTCCTTCAGGTGTTTTGGTATAGTGTTCTCTCATTTTTAAAATTGATTAAGTGCATATTCAAATCCTTCTTGATTAAATATGTCAAATGCTTTGCCCCCGCATGGAATTACGTTAGGACATCCAAAATAAGTTTCTAAGATTCTATTTGATTTTAGTTGTTCAGCTATTGCAAAGTTCATTGATTGATTTCCGATAAATACTTTACAATTGTTAATTAACTCTGCAACGTGATAAAAGTTAATTGCTTGAACGTATTCTAAGTTTTTGATTAATTTACTCATTAAATGATACTCATGTTCAGTTCCGACAAAGTACTTAGGGTTTTTATATTGATTGAGTATTGAATAATCTATTTGTCCGTTTTGGTAGCGTTCAGTTCTATTTATTAAAATTGCATCTTCTAAATTTTTATACTTTTGAACTTTTATTGTTGATTCATTTAAATCACAAGTCAACTCAGGGAACGCTTGAAAGTACCACCTCGATATATTCCCCGCTCCAAGATTTAAACCGATTTCTCTAAACTTGTCTAAGTTATAGTCTACTTTTTGACCATTGTAGATCAACACATCTTCAATAAAATTAGTAGCTAATAACAAAGGTTTAAGCATTGTAGCCATGTACTTATTCAACATCACGTTACCTAATGGGTGAACGAACCCTTTAACATAGTTAGCGGGTTGGTCTATGTGTAAGTAAAGTATTGCCTTATCATTTGCATTATAGCAGGCTTGACGTATTGCAGGCAAGCTATACAGAATGTCACCTGCGTTTCCTGAATGTTTTAACTTTAGCATTTTGTTTTATTGTGGGTTGATATTGTTCGAATGGCAAAAAAACTACTCTTAATAGTTCTCTGATGCAAGACTGGCAAGATAGGTTACGAGGTGGCGGTCCATGCAATTTCGCATAAGCATCTTTTACTATCTCGTAATCAATGTTCGTAAATTCGCTGTAATGATGTTCTTTGTAAGTTTCCCACTTACCCTTAAGTGGTAAAAGTAAATTGTAAATATCTTCTGTCATGGTCTGTTTAAGTAATAATAAAGATAAGCCGAACTAAAACCGTATAAGATAACTTCTAATAGATTGGTATTAAAATATAAAGCCAATACACACCCGAACCAAAAGGATAGGCAATAACCACACGAAAAGGGTTTAATCGGGTATATCTTGAATAACTTTTGACTCCATTGAATTATTAACTCAGATATTACATATCCACTCGACACGCTCATTAAGCATATCATTATAAAGTTTATCATTTTTTAGTTTTATTTTTTCAATCGCTAATCTTATGGCGTGCCTTACTGATTCGTATTTAATACCGACTTCCCTTGACACGTCACGATAGTTTCCAAATTTGATGTAAAGTTTTAAAAGTTCCTTTTCGTAAAAGTCTAAGCATTCAATTTCACTTTCAATTGATTCAATTAGCTGTTTAAATTTACTTTCAAAGCCTTCATTGATGTTAGTTACCTCTTTTATCTTTGCTTCGCTTAAATCATATCTATCGTCGTTGTGGTGGTACTTATGATAGAATGGTGACGTCTTAGAGTTAAATGAGTTTGACGCTATCCGAATAAATAACCATTTCAAATAGCCTTCCAAACTGGCCTTGATTACCTTTTCTTCATCCATTTCTAAAAATACCATAATCGTTTCGTGGAATAAATCTTCGCAAAGTGAAGGAGGCGCAATATTCTGACAAACTTTTTTGAATTGTTTATCTCGATACAACGCCTCTATTATTTGCTTTTTATTCACTAATTACGATTAACCCTCCCATTCAATTAAGCGAGTTTCGATAAATTCTCTACCATTTTCTAAATGAACATCTACTAATTCCTTTGCCACATACTCACTTCTATAAGTTATTGAAAGTCCGTCACTATAAAGATTAACCCATGCTTGGAACTTTTTTGCTTTGGGGATTAGGAATAGGTCTATAAGAGTTGTAAAACCTCTTTCTTTATTTATCAAACCATTTCCAGTATAACAATATAACTCTGATTCAACCCATGCAGCTAACTTGTGTTCTTTTGCATTAGGATTGTAAGCACCTATTATAATATCTTTTCTTCCATCCCTACAAACCGCTTCATATTCTCCTGATTGGTACTTTTCCCAATCGAAGGGTATTCTTTTGTTTTCCATGTTGTTAGTTCTTTTTAAAGGGTGTTTTAACTAAAAATTCATAGTGAAATGGTAAGTGTTCGCTAAATTTATGAAACATATCTAAAACTTCTTCCTCACTATACATTCTCTCAGCTTGCCATTTAGCACCTTCTTTAAATCCAGTTTGATATGTTTTATAAAACCCATCACTACAAATAGTTCTTTCAAAATGTACTGCTGATGATAAGACAGCAGCTTCTTCAAGTGTTTCTGTTCCCATGTTTTTATTGTTTGGTATTAAATTTACTTAATCTTTTCAATTGCCTTCAAAATTGCCTTCTCAGCTATCTCTCGTGCATTGTCTCGTCCTAATTTGTCGATATTGCCACGTTTAGTATAGATGCAGAATTGCACCACTCTTTCTTCGGGGGGTTTAGCTTGCCCCCCTCTTTTGCGTATTGTCATGTTTTAGCTTCTATTATAAATACCATTGTGAAATGTAGAATCAATTTCGTTAGCTAATTCTAATGATTGAGCTATCAGTTTTTTTAATTTTAAAAGTCTTTTAGCTTGTTTTTTATCATCCATTAGCAAGATATCAAAATCAGACAAACCATTTAAAATTGAATCTACTCTACTAACTTTTGCAGATAAATTGTTGCTATCAATTAGGCATGATGTCAATTGTTGGTCGTTGTAAGTTAATTTAGTTTTCATATTGTTTCGTTGTTTGGTGATACAAATGTAATAGAAGTTTTGATTTATTTCGTATATTTTATTCGAATATTTGCAACGTGCAATAAATCAGGGTTTTAAAATTCATTTAACTCTTTTAATCTTTTATTTTCTGCTGCTAATTCGATTTAAAATGGTGCAGGTTCAAAGTAATCATTTATACTCACTTGCTTTATATCTTTTGGCAACCTTACTAAGTTCATTATTTGCCCATCAATACTTCGCCTGATATAAGGTGTCCTATCAGGGTTTGAACCTACTACATAATATCTACATGACTGCAAATCGTAATTAAAATCAATACTCCCAGTTTCGCCCCAATGATTAAACTTAACTTTCTGAATGTGCAAAGTTGATGTATTGTTTTGAAAATCTCTATACATAGAAAACCCTGCGTCGGTTTTATTAAAGAAATTTGCACTTCCTGAAATATCGTATAAGGTAGGAACTTCATATCTCAACCCATCAGGCATCTTTTTCATTTTGGTAGGATGTGCCACTAAAAAACAATGTACTTGGTGCAATTCGCAAAAGTTAGCAAGTTTATCTAATTGTTTCCCTACATACCCAGTCGAATCATCTAAATGCTCTAACTTATTCCACGCATCAATAACAAAAAACTTAATTCCTTTTCGTGAAATCAACTGCAAAACACTACTTAAAATTGAATCTAATGTAAAATCCTTTTCAGGCTTAATAAACCAGTATTTTTCTTCTAAGTATTCTTTAACCAATTGCACATCATCAAAACTCATTTTGTACTCTCCATCCCATGACTTACCCATAATAATTCGTGCTATCTTACTAAAATGTAGCTTAGTAGGTTTGTTTTCTGGTGAGTAAAAAGCACCTCCCCAATCCTCATTAAGTAGTAATCTAACTAACAAATAGTCTAAGAATGAGGTCTTTCCATGTGAGGGAATCCCAGTAAAAGTACTTATGTAACCTTCGTGAAAACTAATTTTTTGGTCTAAATCAGGCACTCCGCATTTTGCCCCATCAGGCAAACCATTACGGTAAAAATCATCAATTTCATCTTCAAAATCTGAAATAGTAAAACTACCTTCTAATGGAAAGTTTAAAGGTTTAGTAGCAAATTCAACTACCTTTTCTGAACCATACTTTTGCAAACATTCATTAGCATCTTTACAATCACCAAAAATAATATAATCGCATTTTTCAATCCCTAACCTTTGAGCCAAATCATTTCTAAGTTTTCGGCCTGCGGTATCGTTATCAGTTGCAATGTGAAATCTTTTAATTTCAGACAGTTCATTTAGGCAATTTTCAAGATAAACCATGTTATTGCTATTCAGGTTTGCACCATTAGGAACTGAAATAACGTTTATTAGGCCTGTTTGGTGAAACGTAATGCAGTCTATTTCACCTTCGCATACATACACCTCACTACTTTCTTTTAATGCGTTTAAATTGAAGAAAATCAATTCTGCATCTTTTACTAATTTAAAGTTTTTTGCTCCATCTCTAAATTTTGTGTTTATCAGTTCATCATTTCGAAAGTAATTAAAACCGATTGTATTTACTTCTTTATTGACTTGTGGCATCCACTCTATTTGCTTTGTTATCTTGAAGTGGTTTAATGTTTCGTTGCTTATTCCACGTTTAGCAAACCAGTCTATTTCAAGTAAACCTAAGTTAGTTCTATTGGTAAAAATTGGTTTGATGTACTCTTTTTTCTTTTCAGTTATCAAAGTTCCTTTCCATCCGCAATGATTACAATTCCAAACTTTTTTATCCAAATTAACACCTAAGCACTTATCTTTTTTCTTTTTTCTTGTGTGGCTACATTCAGGGCAAATAGTAACAACTTCACCTGAATACTTACCACGTGGAATCTCAATTCCGTAATCTTCATAATTGTTCATCGTGCTATTTGTTTTGGAGTCGGTGCAATTCTATTTTCTACTTTAAACCAATTATTTTTTACTTTATTTTTCCAATTCAATACTGGTTTATTTTGGCTATCATGCCAATTTTTATTATTGTAATGATACCAAGCAGTTTCTGCACTAAAAGCACTAAATCCATTTTCTACAAAATACTTTATCATTTCTTCAATAGTTGGATTTTTTATTTTCCCCTCTGCACTCCCCTTATATTCATTATCATTATCATTATCATTATCATAAGAGTTTATGAACTCTTGACTAAGTGTTAGGTAACTCTTTAAAATATCAATTGAAATCTTGTTTCTTTTAAGTAGTTTTACTGCACTATCTTGCTGTTTTACACCACTTTTAGGAAAGTCAGGATATTGGAACTTTAAAAACTTAGGCATAAAGTAAACATAAGAATCTATTTTTACCACGTATTCGCACATAGTACCCAAAATTGATTCAAATTGGGAAAGTCCAGTTTGAAATTCTGCTAATTTTCGATTTAGCTTGTAAATTCCTGCATGGTCACAATTGCAGATTAAATAAATGAAAGCAAGTTTTTGCTCAATTGATAACTCGCTAAACCAATCATCAGAAAATAAATTGGTGTCAATAAATCTTTTACTCATAATAAATAAAAAGCCCCAACTGGTAGTGAGTTCAGTCAGGGCTTGGTAAATTGTTTTACCTTGTGAAAACGGTCTATGCTCACTACTTCATACACCGCTTATTGAAATACAATATTACTAATTATCTACCTTAGTTTTTTCAGAAGTTTTTAACAATTGTCTGAGTTTATGAATCTTTTCTACTCTAAAATCTAAATAAATTAATTCAGCATGATAC